GTCCGCCGCATCCTCACACAGCACCTCGATAATATGCGCGCCGCCGTAGCCGGGATCCTCGTCCTCAATACGGCCCGTTTTCCATCCAAGCCGTCCCCGCCGATCAAAGGCAACAGCAAAAAAGGCGGCAGAGGGATCCGCCACATAGTCCTCCCGCGGCACCGTCACTCCGGCGAAAGGAGACAAATCCGGCGTCCAGCCGCCGGTAAAGCTCCCCTCCATAGTCACTCGTCCGCAGGCATAGGCATCCGCCCGGTAAGCGCGGTTGATCTCGTAGTAGGTTTCCACCGCCGCCTCGCATTCCCTGCACGAGAGAAAATCGCCGGTCACCTTGCCGTCAAGGGACACCGTCATATGACAAATGATATAAGGCCGCTCCATCTCTCCGCTCCTTTCCGGATTTTTTCTTATTATAGGCTCTCCGCCGTAAAAAAGTCAAATCCGGCATTCCCTCCCCCGTCTTTGCATATACATGAATCAAATCGGGAGCAGGGAGCGTGCAGCATTGAAGGGCAACATGGAAGAACGGGCCTGCAATCTGGCCCTTTACATCATAGAAAACCGGGCGACTGTCCGCGCCGCCGCACAGAAATTCGGCATCTCCAAATCCACGGTACACAAGGATCTCAGCGAGCGGCTGCCCCAGTTCAACCGCAATCTCTACCTGCAGGCCAAGGCGGTGCTGGAGGAAAACAAGGCCCAGCGCCATATCCGCGGCGGTATCGCCACCAGAAAAAAATACAAGGGGGACGCGTGATGCGTCCCCCTTGTACGTGTATCAGGATTTGGTTGTTTCTTTTTTCAGTTTCATCCGGCTGTCAGAGGGCAGGCGGAATGCGGGAACAAAGCGGTCCCAACCGGTAAAGGTCAGCACCACGATGGAGCCCACCACAATAAAGCTGAGATAATTGCTGCGGATAATGTCAATGGTCGTAAACGTCGTCAGCGGATAGACTGCGTTGGCGATACTGGCAAAAAACACGGGGAAGCAGTGCCACGGCACCAGCTCCGAGCCGTAAATACCCATGGCAGAGGTAAAGGTCGCCAGACGAAGGCGCAGCCGGTAGGCGTCGCTCTCATCCTCGCACTCTACGTTTTTCTCCACGATCTCCCGAATGATGGGGGACATGGTGGCCACCTGCGCCGTTTCATCAGCCAGCGCCATGTTGCCCGCCAGACACAGCATGCCGCACCAGCCCATCAGTTGATGGACATTGCGGGAAATGCGCACCACCAGCTTGGCCAGCGGCTCAAAGGCGTTCATGCTGTTCATAATGCCGCCAAAGGCGCTCACCCACAGCATCATCACCACCGTCCAGCTGCCCGCATCGCTGAAGCCCGTATAGAGCAGGTCGTTGAGCCATGTGGTCATATCCGTGGTACCGGCGATCATGCCGCACAGCAGCGAGGCGATCATGCCCACACCGAGACAGAGCATGGTGTGCAGCCCCATGAAGGACAGCGCGATGATCAGCACCAGCGGAATGATCATGAAGTAGGGCACTCCCGCCTCCACCTGCCCCAGCAGGATCAGCGCCGAGGGGCGCTCCACAGCCAGTGCATCTCGCGCCTCCTGTGGGATCTGGGCAATAGCGGCGTAGACGTCGCCCTGTGTGTTGGGCAGGGACAAGCTGGCAAGGCCGATCACCGCCACAGAAACGGCGAGACAGCCAAAGGCCCACACGCTCTGATGCTTCATGCGGTCGATGATCTTCACATCCTGCATGCCGCAGCTGAGCACCGTCACATCCGAGATCATGCCGATGTTGTCGCCGAAGCAGGATCCTCCCGCCACCGAGCACACCGTCAGCATCACGTCACCGCCAACCAGATGGTTCAGCCACAAAAAGATGGGCGCGCAGGCGGCAAAGGTACCCCACGAGGTACCCGTGGCAATGGACAGAAGGCACGTGACCAGCAGCGCCACCAGCGCGATGGATCGGGCCGTCACGCCCAGCTCCAGCGCCAGATTGATCAGCGCCGCACCCACGCCGGTGGCCATGAAGCACTCCGCCGTACCGCAGGCAAACATGAGGATAAAGAGCACCACCACGATCTTTTTCGCCGAGGTCAGACCCTGTTCAAAGGCCTCGTCAAACCCCACGCGGCCGATGATCATATACACCACCAGCGCGCAGAAGGTAGCGATGGGGGCCGCCAGCAAGAGATCCATCTTGAAGGCGATCACCATTCCCGCAAAGACGAACAGCGGCACGAACTTAAACACAGCCAGCCATACGTGCGATTTATTATGTACTTGTGTTCGCATACATCTCCTTTCTCCCAATACAGCTGCATTGACTTTCTCTCTCCACAAGAAAGCAAATACGATGCTTCTATCCTACCAGACCTTTCGAGAAAATCCTAGTGGTATTTTCCGCTTTTAAGGGAAAAAGCAGAAAAGAGAGACGCATCCGCGTCTCTCTTTTCTTTCACTCCTCCGGTACCGCCAGTTCAAAGCGCTCCCAGGTATACGCCCCGTCATGGAGCATCTCCCAAGTGAAGCCCTGCTGCTCGCACTCCGCCCAGGTAAGGTAACGGAAATAGAACTCTGTTTCCAGATGGCAGGGGATCAGCTCCAAAATCACCCGTTCGATCTGCTCAAACCCCTCCGGAATACCGGCGGTGGCGGGAAAGAGGATGCGGATGTGCCCCCATTCCTCCTTTTCCTCCACCTTCGCTTTGATGCCGCAGCCCTGAATGGCCGCATTGATGGCAGCGAGGGTAAAACTGTCGCCGCCCATCTGCAGCAAAGCCGTCAGCGCCTTCCGGCGCAGCGCAGGGCCGGCGTCCACGGGGCAGAGATCAAACAGCGCTGCCCAGCGATCCAGTCCCGCCCCCTCTGCCGTGACGAGGATAGCTTCCCGCTCGCCTTCTTCCAGAAGATCCGATACCTGATCCAGTGCCTCTCCCGCTGCTGCCAGTTCGCTCCCGTTGTAGCTGCCCTCACTGAGATCATAGACCCCCAGCTCTCGCAGCAGCTCTTTGAGATAGGTCGCATAGTCTGCCATCCCTTACGCCTCCTCCAGCGTGATGCTGCCCAGAACGGGAAGCACCCCTTCTTCGCCGACGATGTCTGCGGCAGGCGCGGTCAGGGCATAGTTGTCCACGCTTTTCAGGTGGTAGAGCAGGTCCCCCAGCTCCGCCAGTTTCACGCCCTTGCCCAGCAGCGCGCCGGTAAAAAGGTTTCGCAGAGTCTGCTCCGCCTCTGCCGCAGCCTCTGCATAGGTGTATCCCGCCGCAGGGGTGATGGCGGCGGTGATCTCCACCTGCCGCAGCGCGGGAGCGAGCACCTGCACATCCACGGCGATCTCCCGTTTCTCCTGCAGGTGATCGGCAACCTTGGTCAGCAGCGCTTCATCGGGAACACCGCCGATTGCGGATACATACACATCCACCGTGCCGATGCCTCGGGCGCGGCCCACCGCCTTGGCTGCCGCCACGTCGGGGAAGGACATAGCCTCCTGCTCATAAAAGGCAGCATTTGCTCCGTTGGGCAGGCGGCGAAAGCTCTCCAGAATGCGCTGACGGAGGCTCTCGTCGTCTTCTCCATCCGCACCATCTGTAAAGGCAAAAGGATTGTCACACATTGCCACACCGGCAGGCGCCACCGCCATCAGCGTCACAGTGTGGGCCGAAACGTTGCCTGCGCTGCCCCGCTCCATCGCTCTGGCGGGAACATCCGTCTGGGTTTCCCCCGCAGGGATGGCAGCGTCGGCAATCGTCTCAAAACGAACCCCCGCCCCCGTCAGGCACACCGTTCCCGCGGGAATAGGCAGCTCCGCCGCCGCGCTCTGGGGCGCATAGAAACGGATCACACCCTCCGCTGCCGCAGCCTCGCCGCGCTGTAAGCCTCTGGTCTGGGCGTGGTAGTCCAGATACTCCCCTGCCGCGCTCTGGGGAAAGGACTGCTTGGTCACCCACTCCGCCTGCACAAGCAGCGCGTGCACCTGCGCCGCCATGGCGTACAATCGCACCGCCAGATCGCAGGTGTCGCCGGGGCGGTAACCGGAGCGCCGGCCAAAGGCATCCAGCATCTCCTGATAAATGGTCTCAATACTTTTCATCTTCTCATACCCCCACCGTTACTTCCACGGTTTGCGTGTCGTGGCGCAGCAGCGCGGTGACCAGCATCCGTCCGTCACCGCCATCGGAGAGAGTCACGCTCTCCACGCTGACCGCTTCCTCCGCCAGCGCCTCCTCCACGTATTCTCTTGCCGCGCTCAGGCGGCTGCCCGGTTTCTCCGTTCCCAGCAGCCACAGTCTGCTACCAAGCTCCGGCAGCAGAGGGAAGGCGCCGCGGCGGGCGCAAAGGCGAAAGAGAACGCGCTGCAGCAATTCCTCCTCCCCCGCAAGGGTCACAAAGCCGCCGGCGCCGTCGGGAACATAGTCCCCCTGATTCAGCCAAAGTTCCATCAGTTCCCTCCCGTCAAACCGCTGCTGTAGGGCGCGCCGTTGATAAACAGTTCCCCCTGCAGCTCAATGCGTCCGTCATTTCTCAGATACACCGAGGCGCCGCCGGCGCTGCGCAGGTACAGCTCCCCCGGCTGCATCCCCATCGGCACATTGCTCAGTTCCACGCCGGCCACGCAGCACTCCTCCTGTTCGCTGCCGCCTTTGATCACCAGCACCTGTTCCCCGGCTCTGGGCATCCATGCGATGCCGGCGGGGCCAAAGAGAGGCAGAGCGCGCTCCTCACCGCGGCCATGTACCGCTGCAGCTTTGCCGCTCATGGTGGTGATGCCCACCTCTGCCTGCGCGTACTCCTCCTGCCGCAGCCGTGCCGCGGCGGACAGTTGTTTTCCCATCCACATCTTATCGTTCCTCCAGCACAAGGGTGGTGGTCACGGCGCGTTCGCTGCCCCGGCTCTCCGCTTCCACCACATCGTAGCTGCCGTAGAGATGCAGCGGCTCATACTTGAGCGTCACCACATCTCCCGGCTGGGCAAGGAAGGCGCCTGCCAGCGTCAGTTCCACCTGCCTTGCCCCCTGTTCCGACTGCTCGATCTGATAGCGCCCGGTGTAGCGCATGGCGGCGCTGCCGCTTTTGCGGGGCATATACAGCACCTGCCGTCTGCTGCCGCCCCGGGCGGCAAAGGCCTCGTTGACCACCTTCACCTGCGTACCGCCGCCCCTGTTTTTTACCAGCAGTTCCGAGATCACGCCGTAGCGCTTGTGGCGCAGCGTGCAGGCGAGGACAGCTGCGCTGCCGTCCACCGAGAGCATCTCACCGCTGCCCTTCAGCGGGGCGATCACCAGTTCCCCCAGCGCAGTCATGTAGGGCTCATAGCCCAGCGCGCTGCGGCAAAAACCGCTCAGTGCGCTCCACTGGCTCTCCCCGCTTTTCACCTGCCACGCGCCGCCCTTACCGCCGTCCTTGGTTTCCTTCCAGCCGATGCCCCAGCTGCCGGCATGGCGGCGCAGCATCTCGGAAAGGGTGGCCTTCTGGTAGCTCTCCGCCTCCGCCTCGTTGTCCAGCAAGCGGGCCATCATGCCCCGCCCGCTGAGGGTGAGGAAGGTGCCGTCCTCGCTGACGCTCACCTCGTAATCGTCCACCACGCCCAGAAGCATGGCCTCCTCCCCCTCGTAAACGGCGAAGCGGTCGCAGTAGGGCAGCACCTCCATCAGCTCGCCGTTAAAGGGACACTTCACTTCCACCTCATCGCAGGGAACGCTGCCCGTGCGCAGCACACGCCACTCCAAAGGCACGGGCATGCTGTAGCTCTCCCCGTCGCAGGCGAGCAATCGCACTCTCATCGGGGGATCACCACCTTTTGTCCCACGGTGATGAGGTTGGGGTTTTTGATAGCGGGATTTGCCATCAAAAGATCCTCCAGCGTCAAACCGTAGCGCTTCGCAATGGCCCAGAGGGTATCTCCCCTCACCACCGTGTGGTGTTTGATCGCCTGCTGCTCGGCCACCGTTTTGTCCTTTTGCAGCTTTTTCAGTCCCGTCTGCACCCCCGCAAAGGCCTCCTGAAAGGCAAAGCGGTAGCGCACATAGTTTTTCAGCGGCTCCTGCGTCAGCTGCAGTTCGGTGAAGTAGACCCAGGCATTCTGCCACACAGGGTGGATCAGCAGCCCCGGGCCGCTCTCGTAGAAGAGGGAGGCCAGCTTCTTGAACTGCTCATAGGCATCCTCCCCCACAAATTCGCCCTCGCCCCGCAGAATACGGCAGCCAAGCCCCAGATCCTGCACGCAGTAGCGGCCGTAAGGGATCTTGTGGACCGCCGTGGGCCGCTCAAAGGAAATGCTGTAGGTTCTGGGATTGTGGGGCCAGACAAAATCCTTGTATCGCATGGATTCCAGCAGCATTGGTGTCCCCTCCTTTATCTGATGGGAAAGCCACTGTCATAGCGGCGGCAGTCCCGTTCCCAGCGGCGCTCCCAGTCCTCCGCCGCGCTGCGCTGCTCCGCACCGTCACGGGAGGCCTCTGCCGATCGTTCAAAGGCCCCGCTCTCAGCCGTTTCCATGCCGTAGCCTGCCGGCGCGGGAACGGAGAGGGGCTCATCCACACTGCCCGCCACGCGGTAGTGCTGCTCCTGCGCGATCCCCGCTTCCGCTCTGTCCAGCCGGCGGAACATAGTCTCGTCAAAGGTGGGATTTTCCACTGCTCCACGCTGTGCGCCCTCACCGGAAGTTGTCCCCAGAAGGGCGGCCAGCAGCGCCGTCAGATCCTTCCAGCCCTCCGCGGGCAAGCGGAGATTCAGCTCCACCGTATCTTTCTTCTTTCGCATCAGGCGCTCACTTCCATTCGTTTCTTGGCGATGACAGCCACCCTCTCTGCCACCATAGCGCCCAGCTTGCCCTCCTCGCGGATCTCGCTCCAGTTGCAGCCGCTGTAGATCACCTTGCGGTCGGGCTTGCAAATGACCAGAGAGAAGTCCTTCATCGCGTAAAAATCGATGCCGTCACGAATGGCATCGTCGGTAGCATACAGTCGGGTCAGCTCCAGCGTGTACTGGCTGATGCCGATAATGGTGGCAACAGGCTCTTCCTCGCCGAAGGCCTCCACCACCTGACTGGTCTTGGTGGCTTTGGCGGTGTAGCTCTGCACCACCGCCACCTTCTTCCCCTCCAGCTCCAGATAGATGTCGCTGCTGGTGGGAAATCCTGCAATCTTTGCCATTGTTTCCTCTCCTTACACAGTAATGTGGGCACTCAGATAGATCTGATTGAGGCCGTGGGTCACGCCGAAGCTGAAGCTCACCAGACATACCGTGGGATCGTTGCTGTCCACGCTGACGGTGACATCGCCGTAACTGTCAATGATCTGCGCCGCCTGCTTGTTCTCCAGCTCCATGATCACCTGAGAGCGGATGGCGCCGCGGGTCTGGACCGTGTTCTTCTTGCGCATAAAGCGGCTGTGCAGGGCGTTTCGCACCGCGGGGATCACATCGTCCACAATGAGAATGGTGGTCAGCTCACGCCATGTGGCGTCCGCCACACCGTCGGTGGTGGTTCTGGTGGTAATGCCGCGCACCACGCTCACCGCCCCCTGATACATCTCCAGCGGGGTAACGCCGCCGCGCACCAGAAGATCGATCTGATTGTCGCTGTACTGTTCTGCAATGCCGCCAAAGCCCTCCAGCGTCTCGCCGTTGATGGGCAATGCGCTGTCGCTGCTGCGGCAGAGAACACCGGCCAGCGCCGCTGCGGCATAGACGCCGCCCAGCGCCTCGCCGCTCTCACCGAGAACATCGCCGCCCAGGAGCACCATGCGCTCGCTGTTAAGGCCCCTGGCGCGCTCCACCAGCTCTGCCGCGCTTTCACCCGCGCTGCCCACAATGCCGATGCGCTCACGGCGCTCCAGAGAAGCCGCCTCCACGCTCTCCTTCATCTCCTGCTGCACCGCGCTGTCGTCGCTGTCGCAAAGGACGATCTGCACGCTCTCCTCTGCCGCCAGCGCGGCAAAGGCATCGGCATAACTCTCGCTGTCGGCCACACGCACCGCCACCACCTGAGAGGCGCCGTTGAGAAACAGCAGGCGCAGCAGCGCCGCCATCTTCATGCCCTCGCCGTCCGCGCCGAAATGAGCGACGCCCTCCTCATAGCTTGTCAGCAAAACGCACTTGTTCGCCTCTCCCTGGCTGGCCAGAGCTGTAAGGCCGATCACCTTGCTGCCTCTTCTGCGCCAAAGGGCAGAGGTCACATCATAGGTGGAATACACGCCCGGTCTTTCATGTACTGCTGTGCTCATTCTTTCACAGCTCCTTTCAATTTGAAATCCAGCAGCAGGAAGGCTTCCTCCTCCACCGCAGCGATGAAATACACCCCGCAGCGCAGCGTTCCCTGCTGCAAAAACAGTCCGCTGTCCTTGTCCCAGCGCACCTCGCCCCATTCCATGCTCTTGCTTTGAAAGCCGTCATCACTGCGGGTCATCAGCGCGTCATAAGCCTTCTCCAGCGCAGCGGCG